TTGAGATTATGAGCAACGGAAAACCAACCGTTACACCGAAGGGAGAATGACATGGCAAAAGTAGTAGACATTACAGAAAAACTTAGTTTTGATGAAAATCCAATCATGCAGATTGGAACCTTGGAAGTAGAAGTAAATGCAGATGCAGAAACTATGCTGCGTCTTATGGGGGCGTTTGGAAACAAAGGGGAGCTTCAGGCGGTAGAAGAGGCGTTGAACCTGATCTTCAAACCGGAGGATGTAGAGAAGATCTGCAATATCAAAAAAGGAAAGAAAAAGCTTTCCGCAAAATCTCTGATGGTCATTGTGGAGGAAGCAATGAACCTCGTTATGGGAGAGGACGAAGCGGGAGAGTAGTGACCCGTACTATGATTTGGAGGGAGATTTTGATCTGATTGTGTCTTCCTTCCAGTCACAGTACGGGATACGGCTATCAAAAGAACTTCCGGCAGGAATGAAATGGGACGAATTTCGAGATCTCCTTGTTGGGTTGGGACCGGATACAGCTCTCGGGCGTATTATTTCCATACGATCAGAGGAAGATAAGGAAGTTTTGAAGCACTTTACCAAAGAACAGAAACGGATTCGTAATGAATGGAAAACTAGACGGGCAAAACAGATTAAGCCGGAAGATATGAAGGAAATCCTGGAAGGATTCAAGAAAGCATTTATATCTATGGCAGGAGGTTAAATGGCAGGAGGTGTGAAAGATTGAAAAAATAAAGTGTAAAAAATGTGGTCAGACACTTATGAAAGCAGATGTAGTAAAAGGAGAAATCAAGTGTCCACGTTGCGGCACAATAAATAAATTAAATTACAGACAAGGGCAAGAGCCAATAGGCTGCACCAGAGAAGAGTAGCAGCACGTGCCTACCTTGCATTTTAAGGTAGGTGAAATATATGAGCGTTACAAGTATTGGTGAGATTGGGCTTGATCTCGTTGTCAATCAAAAATCATTTAATAAGCAGATGTCAGGAATCCAGAGTCTTGCAAAAAAGACGGGCGCGATGCTGGCTTCTGCTTTTGCAGTAAAAAAGATAGTAGATTTTGGGAAATCCTGTCTGGACCTTGGCTCTGACTTGGGAGAAGTCCAGAACGTAGTAGATGTGACATTCCCGTCCATGACGGCACAGGTGGACAAATTTGCAAAGTCAGCAGCACAAAGCTTTGGGCTGTCAGAAACGATGGCGAAGAAGTTTACGTCCATGTTTGGTACTATGGCAAGACAGTTTGGTTTTTCGGAACAGGCTGCTTATGATATGGGAACTACATTGGCTGGATTGGCAGGCGATGTAGCATCTTTTTATAATATGACTCAAGACGAGGCATATACCAAATTAAAAGCGGTGTTTTCTGGGGAAACAGAGGTATTAAAAGACATCGGTATTGTCATGACTCAGACAGCGCTGGACGCTTATGCGATGGCAAATGGTTTCGGGAAAACCGCCCAGCAGATGTCGGAAGCGGAAAAGGTTGCTCTCAGATATGCTTTTGTCCAGAATCAACTGACGGCAGCCACAGGAGACTTTGCGCGCACCTCGGATTCGTGGGCAAACCAGGTGCGTATCATGAAGCTGCAGTTTGATTCCCTGAAAGCAACACTGGGACAGGGACTTATCAATCTGTTTACACCCGTAATTAAAGTGATAAATACGGTACTCGGTAAGCTCTCCGCACTGGCAAATGCCTTTAAAGCTTTTACAGAGCTGATTACCGGAAAGAAATCACAATCCGGAAAAACAGCGGCACCGGTAGCAAAACTGGGAGGAGCGGCTTCGACTGCCAGTGAAAGTCTGGATCATTCCGCCTCTGCCGCCAACAGTTTGAGTAAAGCGACCAAAGGCGTGGGAAATGCCGCAAAAAAAGCGGCAAAGGAAATGCGGGCGCTTATGGGGTTTGACCAGATTAACCGTCTGGACGATACGTCTTCTGAGGATTCCGGAAATTCTTCTCCTCCCTCAACGGGCGGTGGTTCCGGGATCGGAGGAAGTGCGGTAGATTTTGGCAGTCTGGCACAGGGCGAGACAGTCATAGATCAGGTTGACAGCAAGCTTACAAAGATGTTCCAGAATATTGTGAAGTGGACAAAACCGGCAACAGACGCACTTAAAAAACTGTGGAACGAAGGGCTTTCCAGACTGGGAAATTTTGCATGGGGAAGTTTAAAAGATTTTTATAAAGGTTTCCTGGTTCCGGTTGGAAAATGGGTAATGGGAAAAGGTTTGCCAGATTTTATAAATACCCTGAATAATGGTTTGATGAAGGTAGACTTTGGAAAAATAAGGTCGTCCCTGCGAAAATTATGGGAAGCACTAAGTCCATTTGCAATTAACGTAGGAGAAGGTCTCTTGTGGTTCTGGGAAAACGTACTTGTTCCGTTGGGAACATGGACTGCAAATGAGGTAGTTCCGAGATTTTTAGATACTTTAAGAATCGGAATAGATGCTCTAAACAAAATCATAGAAGCATTGCAGCCGTTGTTTCAGTGGTTTTGGGATAAAGTTCTTCTTCCTATTACACAATGGACAGGCGGCGTTTTTCTACAGGTATGGGATGGGATTAACGGCGCATTACAGAAATTTTCGGACTGGTGCATAGAACATATTCCAACAATAGATGGTGTAAAAAATGCGTTTGCAGGAATGCACGAATGGCTTGCGAAGAATGAAACAATTCTTCAGTTGGTGGCGGTCGCAATAGGGACTTTTACTGCAGCCCTTGGACTTAATGCACTTGCGAGCAATGCGGCTTCGATTGCAATGGGAGGAACCTCGATAGCCATTGGTGTATATAACGGTATTACCACTATTGCAACAACGGTAACTTCGGCTTTTGGTGCGGTAATTGGCTTTTTGACAAGTCCGATCACACTGGTAGTGGCAGCTATAGGCGGTTTGATAGCGGCAGGGATTTTGCTTTACAAAAACTGGGATACGGTAAAAGCAAAAGCAATAGAAATCTGGACTGCCATAAAAGATTTCTTTGCGCGTACCTGGGAGAATATTAAACAAACAGCCAATCGGATATGGACAAGTATAACTTCTACTCTCTCTTCCGTTTGGGAGCGGATAAAAAATACTGCCAGCAGGCTGTTTGGGAATATTAAAACAACCATATCCAATATTTGGGAGAACCTGAAAACATCAGCGAAAACAACCTGGGAAAAAATCAAGGATTTTATTTCAGAACCAATCAGCAAGGCAAAAGAGATTATCGGCAGAACACTGGATGCAGTAAGCGACAAGTTTTCAAGCGTATTTGAGTGTATTAAAAATGCTGTGCGTACTCCGCTTAATGCAATTATTGGATTTCTGAATGGGCTGATACGGGGCGTAGCCAGTGCGGTAAACAGTGTTGCCAATATGCTCAATCATTTGCACATCGATGCCCCTCAGTGGGTAACGGATTTAACAGGAATCACTTCTGTAGGTTTTAATCTTCCTACATGGTCGCCGGGACAGATTCCATACCTCGCTCAGGGTGGTTATGTGAAAAAGAACGCCCCTCAGCTTGCTATGATTGGAGATAACCGCCACCAGGGAGAAGTGGTAGCGCCAGAGGATAAGCTCAGGGAAATGGCAATGGAAGCGGTGCGGGCAGCAGGAAGCGGATTCCCGCCGGAGGTACTGGCGATATTGAAACAGATATTGGAACTTCTGTTGAAAATAAAGCCGGTCACAATCGACGAAGAGGCACTGCGTAAGTATTTCATTGAAAAAACTAATGCAGTTACAAAAAGCACAGGAAAATGTGAGATTAAATTTTAAGGAGGCGTAAGGTGGGAAAGAAAATATTGTGGTCTGGAAGCATTACGCTTCCGGCTCCTACACAAATGAAAATTGACGATGAGATCATATGGTCTTCTAATACAGGGCGGTCTGCATCCGGGACTATGATTGGGGATGTCATAGCCCAGAAAAAGAACGTCAGCATAACCTGGGGGATTCTTACAGAAACGGAACTGGCTCTCATTAAAAAAGTGATGATAACCGGCTTCTTTCCCATTTCCTTCCGGGACGATGGCATTGATATGACAATATCCTCTTACAGGGGGACTTTAAGCAAAGATGTGTTGGGATATATCGGTGATGGAATATTTTATTACCGCAGCGCATCTGTAAACATTATTCAAAAATAGGAGGAAAACAAAATGAAACTGACAAACAAGCAGATGATTAACATGCACACGACTTTGATTGAAATCGGAAACAGAGGGGATATTGACCCGGTGCTGGGTGTAAACATTGCCCGCAACAACTACGAGCTGTCTAAAATGACAGAACCTGTCTTAAATGAAAAAGAAAAGCTCCTGGAAAAATACGGGAAGAAGGATGAGAACGGGAAGCTGGCAGCAGACGCAAACGGGGTAGTGGAACTCACAGACCGGAAGAAATATTATGAGGAGTACAACCGTCTTATGGACGCGGAGGGGGAGGTTTCCCTTATCCTGTTTACAATGGGGGATATAAAGAAAATGGCGCCAAGCCCAAACCAGATCTTAAATCTCCTGCCCATCTTGTCAGACAAAAAGAAATAAAGGGAGGTAATGCCTGATGTATCAGTCATCGGAAGCCTTTGGGAACTGGATACAGCAGGATTCCCGAACCTTCCAGGCACGGATCACTCTGGAAGGAAAGACCATAACCGAAGGCATATTGAGTATAAGGATTAACGGCGGCTCCAATTCGGAAGATGATTTTTCCCTTGGTTCTGCTGTTTCCAGATATGTGGAATTGGAAATCGAAAAGACAGGGATGCGCTTTGAAGGGTATGAATTTTCCCTTGAGCTGGGATTAAACGGGGAATATATCCCGATGGGGTATTTTACGGCGGAAAAACCTAAAGGAGATGAGGAGCGCCTTTCCATTACTGCTTACGACCGCATGGTAAAAACAGAACGCGCCTGTTTCTTGGAACTCCCGGACAGCACAAATACAGTGGCAGTGTTAAAAGGCGTTGGGACGATTGCAGGCATAGAGGTTGTAACAGAAGGACTCACAGCCATACCTATCAAGAAGCCAGTAGGCTACACCTGCAGGGAAGTGCTCTCTTATGTGGCGCAGCTTTACGGAGGATTTGCCATCTGCAACCGTGCCGGAAAAATCGAAATCAAATCTTACGAGGACAATGATTATACCGTTACGGCAGGACGTTACTGGGACAGCTTTACCCATAATGACCTGCCGTTTGTATTAGGCAAAATTACCTGCTATACCGGGAAAAACAAGAAAGGGGAAGACATTTCCATCCATGTGGGGGACGGTGTGAGAGGGATTTATTTCTCCAACCCATTCATGGACCAGACCGCCCTGGATAACATCTGGGGAAAGCTTAGAAATTACACATATATGCCGGGGAGCTTCCACTTTTTGGGAGACCCGCGCATAGACCCGTGGGACGTCCTTACGGTAAAAGACCGGAACGAGAATGCTTATAAAGTCCCTGCCATGAAGCTTACCCAGGAATATGACGGAGGGCTCTCCACGGAAGTAGAGGCAGTGGGAAAAACGGAAGCCGAGCAGAGTACCGGCTTTACCGGACCCAATACCCAGAACATGGACCGGCTTTATGCGCAGCTTGTGCTAATTGACCACGCCATGATTAATAAGCTGGATGTGGATACGGCAAAGATTACTTATGCCACCATAGACAACTTAAACGCTTTGAAAGCAGAGATTGAGCAGTTGGATGTAACGGAGCTGGCCGCAAGGGTAGCAAAGATTGAAAAGGCGTATATCACGGATGCAGAAGTAAAGACACTTCTTGCCGGATATGCCACCATAGGGAACTTAAATGCCACCAATGCGCAGATTACCAGTCTCTCCGGAAAATTTGCTGCTTTTGAGAAGACCACCACAGAGGAACTGGTGGCGGCAAAAGGCTGGCTTCTGGAAGGAAGCATCGGAGACGCCCAGATTTCCAGGGTGTCTGCCAATAAACTTACCGCCGGAACTATTGATACCACCATTATTACCGTGGCGGGCTCAGACGGGCATTTGAGAATCTCAGACAACACCATACAGATAAAAGACCTCCAGAGAGTCCGGGTACAGATTGGGAAGGACGCATCCGGGGAATACAGCCTGTCCGTGTGGGATAAGGCAGGGAAACTTATATGGGATGCCCTGGGAGCCACAGAAAGCACCATACAGCGGAAGATTATCCGGGATAAGATGGTGGCGGACGATGCGGCTATCAATGCGTTAAAACTGGATTTGAAAAGCTTTAACACCGCCCTGACAGAACAGGGAGTGTCCATCTCTGGGACGGTGGTGCAGGTAGGGAACAAGACCCTGAATGTGGAGCTGACAGAGCAGAGGCAACTCACAACAGAACATGGGGAGACCCTTACCGACCACGCCGCCCGCATTACCGCAAACGAGAATGCGATTAAATTGAAGGTATCTACACAGGAGTATGAATCCTATAAGACCACTGTAAATGGGGAAATCGCCACAGCAAAGAGCCGCTTAAATGCAGCAGAATCCTCCATCAGCGTAATGAAAGACCAGATAGCTCTGAAAGTGGAGCAGACGGACATTGAGGAGGCTGTGAATAACATTCAGGTGGGCGGGCGAAACTTGCTGGTTAACTCAACGTTTAATCGTCAGGGATATAAATGGTCGGCTGGATACGCTGAGGGAAAAAGCTACCCAAAAGAAGGCAGAGACGGAGGCTACTGTGCCAAAATAACAGGAAAATTCAATACAAACTGCTACCTGCTACACGAAGATGCGTATAGGGTAAAAGCTGGCGAAACATATACTTTATCAAGTTGGACAAAATCCAAGGATATTGTAAAAGGCACAACAAATTATTTTGTATCTTTGTACATAGGATTTTATGATAAAGACAACAAATATAAGGCAGAAGCCAAAATAAATAATGGTCAAATGCCATTGTCCACGAATTGGGAGCGGAATATATTGACATTTACCGTTCCGGATGTAAGCGGGATTGAGCATATGTGGGTATATCTTTATGCCCGTGATTTTACAGGCACGATTTGGTGGGATGATGTGCAATTAGAAAAAGCCAACAAAGCTTCTGATTGGAGTCCTGCGCTGGAAGACATAGAAGAAGATATTGCAGAAGTGGACGGGAAGTTCGTGAATTATTCGACTACCGTGCAGATGAATGCTGCCATCACTGCAGCAAGAGACAGCATAACCAGTACCGTGTCAAGAACCTACGCAACCAAAACAGAGGTATCTTCTGTCTCTGGGAAGGTGACTTCCTTGGAATCCTGGAAGCAGGAGGCAAGTCAGAAGATAACAAAGGACGGTATCCTTTCTACTGTTGGGAATTACTATGCCACCTCAAAATATGTGGAAACCGTGGAAAACGGTGTGAAAGAAAACGAAAAATACATTGCCAGTGTAGAGACTCTCGCAAATCAGGCAAGCAATAAATTTCTCTGGCTTGTCAAATCCGGAACTTCAGCCACAAATTTTGAGCTGACAGACCGGACAGCAACCCTGATTGCAAATGCCATTAATTTAAAGGGTCTTGTAACGTTTTCGGGGCTGAACAGTGATACACAGAGTAAAATCAACACCGCCCAGAGTACAGCAAACACTGCCAAAAACAATGCGACAACTGCCCAGTCTGCAGCAAATGCAGCTCAGAGTACCGCGAATACTGCGAAAAATAACGCAGCAACCGCCCAGAGTACGGCAAACACAGCAAAATCCACAGCAGATGCAGTTACGTCCACAGTAAATGCCAATAAGGCAAACTGGGATAAAGGATATAACTGGACGAGCACAAACGGCGGGAACATAATAAATCTCCTCACTATGGTAAAAGCCTGGACAGGAGGGGCAGTATCTGCGACCACTACCATAAACGGCGGATTTATCCGTACAAACACTATAACGGCCGCACAGATTGCTTTAGGGGATTTTACGAACCTTGTCGATGTAAATGAATCCCTTCCACAGTCTGTAATCTCTCCTGGAACACATCCGTTTACTGCGGGTTCTGAACCTGCATTTAATGGAGGTTACATTACTAAAAAAGATGCGACAGCAAAATATGTGGCGTTATCTTCCTATAAACCAAATTCTTTTTCGGATGGAGATGAAATCTACTATGAATTTACTGCCCGTAGGGCAACTGTAGGGAAATGTTATATAGGTATATGGTTTTACGGAGATGGAACCCCGGGAAATAAAGAATATAAAGTGGGATATTATGGAACGGTACAAAATTTTACGACTTCTGACGTAACATATTCTGGAGTAATCAAGCTTACGAATATAAGACAGTATGGGTTTTATGCAATTGGTATCTATGATGATGGCGGAGCACAGATGTATGTAAAAAATATATCTGTACACAAAAGGAGCAAAGGAAACCTGATTGTAGATGGCGCTATTACAACTGATAAGCTGGCGGCGCAGTCAGTTACCGCAGCAAAGATAAACGTAAAAGACCTGTTCGCTCAGGACATTACAGCCACGGGCACAATCCGGGGAGTTACTTTGCGGGGCTCGAAAGGAGAAATCGGAGGATTCCAAATCAATTCCACCCGACTGTACAGTGTGGATTCCAGCGGCACTTATGCGGCGTATTTTGGCTCTTATGATTTTAATAAGACAAATGCCTTCGTAGCTCAGACAAAGGTAAATGGAAGCTGGGTAAATACTTTGGAAATGAGATATGACGGAAGCATTATATCCAGAGACAAGAAAAATACAAACTACAGGACAACCATACAGGAAGGAACGGTAACGTGTACAGGAAATGATGGTTGGTCTACATCGACTACGGTGGAACTCCGAAACGGAGAAATCTGGTTTTACAGAAATAAAGACAGCATAGAGGCAAGTATTGGATTTGATGAACATGGACAGAACAGCAATTCTGCTACTGCGAGAGTAACACGGATTAATGCCAGTAATAGTGGTTTGCTGCTGTCGTGCCAGAATACTCCTGGTTTATATATTTATAAAAACAGTCTGAGAGCGTGGGTAAACTTAGACATGAACCATAAGTCCATCATCAACTCCTCAGATGAGCGTTTAAAAACGAATATTTTACCTTTTACCAGTTCTGTCCTTCCGGAGTTAGGTCGTTTGGGAATCGTATCTTACGAATGGAAAGAAACAGGGGAACAGGTAAAAGCAGGGTTTACAGCACAAAATATGCAGAGTGTCTTTCCGGAGCTGGTGGAAGCCAATGATGCAGGGATTCTGGGAATCAAAACTCTGGAGCTTATGCCTTATGTGGTAAAAGGTGTGCAGGAATTAACCAACAAAACGGAAGAACTGCAGGAACAGATAAAAAAAGTCAGATGTCAGCAGGAAGGAGATACCATATCTTTGAGAGCGCAGGTATCGTCCTTGCAGTATCAATTACAGCAGGCGTTTAACCAGCTTGCGATACAGGCAGAACAGATTAAAAAGCTTCAGGTGGAGGGGTAACTTCCGCCTGCAAAAAAAGGAGGAAATATATGTTAAAAGTAAAGAAAAATATCAAACTTACCGGGGAATCCTTACTTGAAACAACAGCAGTAGAAGGATACTCCGCAGAGATTGACAGTGAGAACCCGGAAAATATCAGTATCAGCAACTGGCAGATTGACAAAGACCTTTACAAGAAGAATCGCACCCAGTGCTTGCAGGATTACGCTGCATTTATGGACAAAGCGTATGCGTTGCAGGATGAAATGTTAAAAGAAAAAGGAATCGGGATAAAGGCATAAGGAAGGCTATCCACAAGGAGTGAGTAAAATGGAAAAACACAACACGGTGCACGCCATCTTTGCTTCCGGTGCAAAGACAGCAGAAATAATAGATGATGTCTGGCAGTACGATTTTGGCCAGACGTTGCAGATTAGCGGTCTATCTCTTCCACCCACAATAGAAATACATTATGCGAATAAAGGCAGAGATACTGCCATACCGCAAGTGGGTGTGACGAAAGATGGAATCACGACAGCGCCCATTCCGAAGGAGATTTTGAGTGAGAAGGGATCTTTCACCGCCTATATCTTTGTAACGAACGGGGAAAGCGGCGAAACGTGCTATACGATTAATGGTTACGTCAATAAGCGTCCCCCTGTAGAAGGGTTTAATACCCCAGAGGACCAGGAAATCCTCCATGCAGCCGTAGGAGCAGTTAACGCAGCAGCGGAACGGGCAGAAAGTGCAGAAACAAAGGCAACAGAAGCGGCAAATCAAACTGCCGAAGACGCCAAACAGACCGCCGCAGACCGGGCGGAAACAGAGCGCCTGGTGGAATCAGTCTCCGGAATCGGGGAGCAGGTCATTAAAGTGGAAAATCTTACCAAACAGGCACAGACGTCCGCCACCAACGCAGCCTTATCCGAGCAGGCAGCCAAGACCGCAGAGACTAACGCCCAGACCGCACAGGCAGGAGCGGAAACGGCAGAAGGTAATGCGGAACTGGCAGAACGTAACGTCAAGGCATCTGAACGGGTAGTCGAGAAAGCAAAACAGCTTGTTACTCAGATGGGGCAGGAGGTTTTAGACAATAAAAATTACGTTGACCAGACTGTACAGGCATTTGACCAGACAGCTCAGCAGGCTGTTGCGGACGTAAACAATGCCGGACAGACCCAAACAGAGCGGGTACAGAGTGCAGGAAATGATGCTGTAGAATCTGTTAAGGCAGAACAAGGGAAAGCTACACAAGCGATAGAGACAGCCAAGACGGAAGCTGTTAAGGCAGTACAGACGGAAGGAACTACTCAGACTGGGAATGTTGCAGCAGAGGGGGAAAAGCAGGTACAGGCAGTGCAGGCAGCAGCGCAGGAGATCGTTGCGGACCGTGAGCAGATTGCGCAGAATAAAGCGGACATTGCAGACATTAGGGAAGAAATGGACAACCTATCTTCCGCTATCATCAACTCTGCCACGGGAGAAGCGATTGTAGTAGAGGATTCTTCCAGCAACAAATTCAGGGGCTTGAGCATATATGGTAAAAGCGAGCAGGTACAGACTACTGGGGCGCAGTTGTATAGTGGTCCTGTCATGGAGTTTCCTGGAGCAGTAAGTGGCACAGGATTTGTATATGCTACGGAATATCTTTTAAATATTATTAAAAATATTCCAAACGGAACGTATAGTGTTTCGTACAAACCCAAAGGAAATGGTACGCCAGGAAGTGATGTCGGCAAAATTGCCTTACAAGATGCAGGCGGAAATATGATTGTGAACCCTAATAAAAATTTTGAATTAACAGATGATGTTAAAAATAAAGTCGAAAAAGTTGCACTGTATGGATACATTGGCAACACATCTACTATAGATAATTTTATGCTTAATGCCGGCTCTACGGCTAAGCCTTACGAACCTTACACTGGCGGAAAACCCTCCCCATCTGTCGAATATCCACAGGAGATTACGAGCTCTGGGGATAAGGGGGATGTTGGTGTTGATGTGTATGGTGGGAATTTGTTCGATATAGACGCAGAGCCATTTGAAGGGCGTAGAAACGATTATATTTTCGAGAATAACGCGATTTACAAGGACAATATTATACCGTATAAGGCGATTCGATATTATATAAAAGTTCCACCGAAAACAAGGCTACGACTTAGCGTGGATGTAATATCGAATTCAACCACGGTGCAAGTTTCGAATTATAAAGAAGGTGGGACTACTGTAAATGCAAGTATACGCAAACCGAATCGTGAAACGATTTTCGACACAAATGAACATGAAAAATTAGTTGTGTCTTTTTATAATTTTGAAGAAGGTATGTTAAAAGCAGGGAATATAATGGTTGGAATTGCAGGAGAAGCAAAAACCATATTTGAACCCTATAAACCAGCTCAAACCCTCACTATCCCAACACCAACCAGCCTACCAGGAATCAAAGTAGATTCTGGTGGTAACTACACAGATGCGAGTGGTCAGCAGTGGGTGTGTGATGAGATTGACTTGGAGCGTGGGAAGTATGTGCAGAGAATATATAGTTGTAGAAAAGAGGATTGCTCAATTGTAAAGTGGAGTAATGGAGAATATTTTGTAATTTGTTACGAAGTTCCGACACCTAGTGTAAAAGAGAAAGCGGTATGTAGTGCGACGAACATTATTAGTCATTCGTGGATAAATGGTGCAAAACCGCATTATTTTTTACAAACAAATGGGCAGAAAGTTATTATTGCTTTGGGGGTTGACTATTGTTTTTCGGAAACGGAGATGCGGAAAATATTGGATAGAGGTATAGAATTTATATATGTTATTGAAACCCCAATCGAACACGACCTCCCACCAGAAGTAATCGAAGCCTATAAAAAGCTCCATACCAATTATCCGGTAACGACTGTATTAAATGATGCAGGAGCTGGAATGAAAGTGGAGTATGTGGCAGATACAAAAAACTACACTGATAACAAAATAGCGGAATCCGTAAAGAATCAGATGCAGAACCTTACAAACTTGCTATCTCTAATGCCTATGGAGACACAGGCAGCCATGATAGAAAACGATGTCAACAGAATTTTAGAAAGCGAGGTAACAAAATGACAAACACCGTAATCGTAAAACTGATGGAAAATCTTATCAAAAAGAAATTTTACAAGACAAAGGATGAAGCAATTGCAAAGCTGGATGTATACTTTGCGATGAACCGCATTTCCGAAGAGGAGTACGCAACTCTGACATTGCTGGCAGAGGAAACCTACGCAGAAATACCGATAAGGGAGTGATAACTTGGGATGTATATTAGCATTTATCATGGGAAACGCAGTTGGAATACTACTTACCTGCGCTGTACAAACACGTAAGAGATAGACCGTAGAGGTCTTTTTATTTTGCTTAAATTTGCGCCGGCGCAATGCCGGGAAAGGAGATAAAAAATGAAAGTGATTGATACTTATAATGCTTTAGTGGGTTCTGTAGTAGCGGTACTTACATATATTTTCGGGGAGCATTGGCTTCTTTTCGCGCTGTTTTTGGGATTTAATGTGGCGGACTGGCTTACGGGCTGGATGAAAAGCCGCATGATGCACAAAGAAAACTCTATGGTAGGTTGGAAAGGCGTCCTGAAAAAGCTGGGATACTGGCTTATGATTGCGGTGGCATTTGGAGCAAGTGCAGTTTTTATTGAGGTAGGAGCGGTGCTGCATATTGATTTACAGATTACAACACTTCTGGGATGGTTTGTACTGGCATCGTTACTGGTAAACGAAATCAGGTCTATATGTGAAAATTTTGTTGAGGCTGGTTTTAATGTACCCCAGGTCCTTGTAAAAGGTCTGGAAGTAGCTGATAAAGTGATTAATAAGGATTCAGAGGGCGAGTAATCGTCCTCTTTTTAAATAGGAGGTAAATTATGCTAAAGATAATGGGACAGGCTCAGACATCCATTGAGCAGATGAGAGCCTACATCAAAAAAGTAAATCCAAAAGTGCCAGAGAGCGTCCTTGCTATGATACCACTGTATATTACAGAGGGAGCACTTGAGGGCGTCCGGGGAGACATTGCATTTGCACAGAGTTGCCTTGAGACCGGCAACTTTATCTTCAAAGGCAGCGCCGTTACACTCGACCAGAACAACTTTTGCGGCATGGGAGTTACAAGCGCCGGAGTCAAGGGAAGCTCATTTAAAACCCCCAAAGAGGGCATCCGGGCGCAGATACAGCATCTTAAAGCCTACGCCTGTGACGATGCTTTAGAACAGTGTTGTATCGACCCCAGATTTACCTACGTCAAACGTGGCTGCGCGCCTTATGTAGAGTGGCTGGGAATCCAGGAGAATCCTTCCGGCGCTGGATGGGCGAGAGGGAAAGGATATGGAACAAAAATCCTGAATATTTTATCAAACATCCTGGAAACAGGGGAAAGAGAGGAAGATATGAACATCATCAAAATGCTTACGAAAAAACGTTGCTATGTCGGCCAGAATAAGCCGGCTTATGTTGTAATCCACGAGACGGACAACTGGTCTAAGGGAGCAGACGCCAAAGCCCACGCGACTGCCATGAAAAATGGCAATCTTGCCGGGACAGTCCACTACTATGTGGATTCCACCAGCATTTACCAGACGTTGGATCATAAAGACGGCGCCTGGGCAGTAGGAGACGGCGGGGGAAAATATGGTATTACAAACCGCAACTCCATTAATATCGAGATCTGCGTCAATCCAGAGAGTGATTATTACAAAGCAGTGGATAA